AAAAGAAGCGGTTTTAGAAGGCACTTCAATTTCTTTGTTGCTTGTTTGACGAACACGGGCAACTGAGCGAACAGGGCTGATTTCAGTGATAACTTTAACCAGTTCTTCAACATACTCAGCAGGAGCAAGGTTGCCAGCCGTGGCAGCAGTGCCAACAGTCAGAGCCTTAACTTCTTCAGGCGACAAAGCGTCTTCGCCCTTACGCAGCCATGTTTCAAACGTGGCAACTTGGCGGTCAGCAGCTTTAACTTCACCAGCATCCATTTCAGGGCGCTTGAGCAGTTTTTCAAAGCTATCCAAACGGTCATCAACGCCTTTTTGGAACTCAACTTGTTGAGTCAGCTTTTGGTTGATGTCTTCAAATTTGTCGAGATCAACTTCGATATTTTTAAGTTTTTCTTCGACAACTGGGTCAGCAGACCCTTTTTCCTCAATCTGCTTGAGGCGCTCATCGTTGGTGGCTTTGAATTCCTCAAAGGCTTTGGCCATCTCAACGACTGCATTTTCGACTTGTTCAGTCATTTTCAGTCTCCATTTTTTAGGATTTGAGTAAAGGCGCTCATCGCCTCTACCAGTTTAGATGACTCCTCACCAACATCCCGCTGGTCTAAAGTCTTAGTCAAGGCCGCAGCACCAGCTTTGGCCTCATTGCGAGAGAGTCCGCCTTCATCCCGAAGGAAAGATTCCCACTCACGAATAGTGCGGTCAGACTTCACTGCTTGAACCCGCGCTTTGGGGTTCATTGGGAAGGTAACGGCACTAATTTCCATAAGGTCAACTGACTTCAGATAACGGCGTTTCTTCTTGTCATCGTAGTCATAACCTTTTGCGTCCACACGGTAGCCAATCGACAGTCCGTCAATCGCTCCCATTTTCATGAGTTCATAAACCTCACGGCCTCGCTGCGTGCCGAGAGCCAATCGACCCTTCACGCGCAAGCCACGAGCGTCTTCTAAGATTTCATCATAAACACCGATAGGCTGCTTCGCGTCATGCTGATACAGCATTTTGACACCCTTAGCGCCACGGCGTGCAATGCTCTTGGCGAAAGCACCTTCTACAACGACATCATTGCCCAAATCAGCATTGCCGAATACAGAAGCATAGCCCTCAAAAGCACCGTCCTCATTCTCATCCTGAATAGCCTTAATCTCGGCCTCAATGTCGAACTTGCCTTCTTCATATTCAATGGCTTCTTCGTTCTGGTCGCTCATATCCTGTTCCTTTCCGTCTCGGAAACTTGTCATGCACACAGCGACCCTCTGGTCTTTGTCTGGGTATTCCGCCCCCATCTTGTCATCGCTCATGCAACGCTCCATAAAGGCTTCTTCAGCTTCACCTGAATTTGGCTTCGGTAATGGCATAATATACCCTTTCTCCAGTTATTTTACAATCGTTCCACATTTGTTTCAACCGAACCTAATTATATTCCTTCCAGCAGGTCAAAATCAGCTATGGCATCGCCTTCCATCAATTTTCTATACTCAGATTCCGATATGTCCTCTCGGTTGTCTGTCATTAGTGAAATACCCTCCATCAACCACGGAAACTCAAAAGCCTCATCTCTGGTAAGCATCAAACACAGGGCAACCGCTTGGCTCAAGTCTGACTTACTAGCCTCCTGACCCATTTCGATTATCTGACTTATCCTATCTCGGTATTTCGACATCAAGAACCTCCTCCATTATTTCTATGAATCTAGGCGCAACCAAATCCCTCCTCCCCATCCAAAACAGGGAAAAGTTTTCAGCAAACCACTCTTTCTTATCTTCCGTGCCATAACGACTTGGACTGCTTGCCTTATGCCTCCAACTGCCCTTCAAATACTCTTGCTCAATCTTGCCCGTGCTTGAGTAACCCTTACGGCTTGGCTTCCACATCTGATGTATGTGATGTCCGAGTTCGTGATATGCTGTGGTTCTGACCTTATTGATAACACCTTCAAAATACGCATCGGAAGTCCACGGCCTATCCGCTGGATTATCCCCGACCTTCCAAGTTGAACTGGCATCTATTTTCTTGCGGCTGTTCACTGTATTGTAATCATCAATCAATTTAATGCGGCTTGCCTTTTGAAACTCAATGACTGCAATCATTTCTTTATCGTAAGTGTCCTGAAGTTCCTGAAGCCTCTGCCTCAAGGAATCATTTGTCGGGTCTTCCCTATATCTAAACTCAGCCGATAGCTTTTCGCTCCTCAAATCTCCCAAGTTTTGCTGCCGAGTTTCTAATTCTTTTTCATAGTCATCAATTCTTTTTTTAGATTTAGCGTAAGCCTCTACCGAGAATTGAGACTTGATGGGTTTTGTGTCTGCATTAAGCCTTTTAATAGACCACTTCATAACAGCGTCCCCCATGCTGGCTATAGCGCTTCCTCCACGGGTCTCCTTGAAGCCGCGCAACCGTGGGACACCGCACCGATCAGCGATATCATCTAGTTCTGGCATTATGGCTGATAAGACTGAAGCGCCCTCATCTGAAATCCCAGCGAGTTTAACATCTCCAAAGTCATCTACCGTTGTGCTACTATACATACTAACTGGCTTGCCCGCACGCGGTCCAGTGTCAGCCAAATATCGGTCATCCTTCGCGCTATCTGCCACTCTGTTTTTCATCTGGCGCAGCGCTTGAGCGGCGGGGATAATAGATATTGATTGGTCATTTACATCTGGGTTGAACGCAGAGTCCCACGGATTCCTAGCAACGATTGGCGCTGCTTCGGGCGGCTTGGGCTGGTCATCAACCACGACATCCTCTGGCTCAAGGTAGATAGTGACGCAACGACAGTTGATGGTGTTGTGAGCGCCGCCATTCGGGTCGCCCGTGTGCTTCATGCGATATTCAACACCCTTATACGGGACGATGAAATCCTCATCCAAATCTACCGTCTGTCCATTGACGTTGCTGTGCCATGTCCGAGTTCGGCCATCATTAGTCGCCACCCACTGCTTCCGCATAGGAACGCCCAAATCCTTAGCGACTTCGTGGTTCGCATAGCTGGCCGCTGCATGCGTTTCTGTTCTGGCTATGGTAATCGCCCTGCGCCTACCGAATGCACCCCCTACGCGCTCCTCTATAAGTTTAGCGGCCTGTCTGGGGTTGGTTTCTTGGTCTGCCTCTAGGAGGGCACGCCTAATAAGATTCTGTGTTGTAGCCGATATTCCAATTATCCTATCAGTGGCTGTGTCCCGCAGATAGTTTCTTACAACCTGTTCATAATCCTGCTTAACCTTTACCGTCCGAAAGCGGTCTGCCATAGCAAGGATAATAGAACGATAATGAGGGACTAAGACCTCGGCTATGCGGTTTGTCACGTTTTCAAGGCGAACGGTAGGGCTGCCGCCCACCTGATATTCGCGAACAGCAGTTTCCGCTATTGACTCAAACAGGTTTCGGAGTTGGCCAGTTAAACGCCGCTCATACGAGTTGCGGATTCTATTCTGTTCCGCAACTTCTCGCCTCGCTGATACAAGACGACCACGGCGTTTTCTTTCCAACATCCATCTAGTCCCGCTCTTGCCTGTTTGCGTGTTCCGCCATGCAGGACGTGCCAGTGTTTAGCATATTTGCTAACGCTCTAGGGCTAACTTCATAGGAGTGGAAAATCCCATCATCCCCTCTGAAGCACAACTCAGCCGCAAAATCCTCACTCACTGATGAGCGCAGATAAATCAGCGGCTTGTCCGTATGGTGAACCTCTTTAGTAATTTCGCCAACTTGACTCATATTACCGTTCTCCGTGACACCATTGTCAACCATGCTATTATGCCCCATATTTCTTCCTTTTGTAAGTCAAATAATCTGCGCCCTCCTCCAAGTCCGCAAAACAGGTGACGCGGCGCACGGGGTTTTCTTCATTCGGGTCGATAATCATTGCGATGGAATGACCGTAGTGCTGCTCCTCAAGGGACAGCTTTACAGCGTAATCATCAAAGAATTTGTATCCACGCGCACGGGCAAGCCACGGTGTCCTGTTGGCCTCTGGCAACTCAATCTGAGACAACGCCCAAGTGTGCTTGTGACCAGCAATATAGAAATCCGCGTTCTGTAGGAACTTCGCTTGCTTCATCGGTCCGTGCAACTGGTTCCACATTGAGTGTCCAGCCATATC